GACCGTGACAGGTTGCTGATGTTCGGCAACAATCTCGCAAGCATCCTCCAGCTGCAGCCGCAGATTCTCGAACGGCTCAAGCTCTCCGCATGGATCGCTGACCTCGCCTCGGCTGAAGGTCTTGATCCCAGCACCTACGTCCTCACCGAAGAGGAGTACGGGCAGCTGAAGCAAGCGCAGCAACAGCAGGCGCTAGCAATGCAGAACGCCTCGCAGCAGGTGGACAACGCTAACAATCCAGAGGTAGCACAATGACCACACCCGTAGCATCAGACCTCAACGCCCCTCCGGGCGGTGGCCCCAACGCAACTGTTGTCGCCACGTCGCAGCCTCCGGTTGCACCTCCCGTTGTCACCGACCCGCTTCTGATTACTCCGAAGCCCGCTGGTGATGCGGCACCCGCTCCTGTCGCACCCGTTGCCACCCCGGCCAAGTCCGATGTCCCCGACCTCGGCGATCCCGGCCTGAACGTCGCAGCGGATTACTTCGTCAACACGCTCGGCCTGTCGATGGATAGCCCCGAAATCGTGGAAGCAGCGAAGGGAAACTACTCCTACCTCGAAGCCAAGATCGCCCAGTTGGGTGACAAGGCCAAGGGTGCGGAGACGTTCGTCAAACTGGCGCAGGACGCACAGGGGCGGATGAGTACCACGCAGGAGGCTCGTCATGCTGCTGCGGTCAAGACCGTTCACGAAGCCGTTGGTGGCGAAGCGAACTGGCAAGCGGTGCGGCAGTTTGCAAGCACCAACCTGACGCCTGAGCAGGCAGACTCGGCACGCGCTGCGCTGTCGCAAGGGGGCTTTGCCGCCGAAGCAATGGCTAAGCATCTGATGGCACTCGCCACGCAACATCCGCAGACCACGGTGGTGGGTGCGACTCCGGTAAACAACAATGCCCCGGCAGTCCCGCTCGTCGCACAGTCACCGCTCACCCGTGAGCAGTACCGCGCGGAATACAAGAAGCTGGTGGCTCAGCACGGTATCGTAGGGGTGCAGAAGCAGCCCGAACTTGCCGCACTGAACGCACGGCTCATTCGTAGTTAACCCAAGGAGTATCAATGGCTACCATCTTTCCGACCTCCCCGGTTCTGCCGAACCAGATCAACAACGCGGGCAATGAGAACGCGCTGATTCTGGAGCAGTTCACCGGCGACGTGGAGCACACGTTCGTCAGCACTTCGGTGCTGGAAAAGTTCTTCCCCCGCAAGGCTGTCAAGGGTACGAACACCCTGACCAAGAAGGCCATCGGCCGCACCAAGCTGCAGAAGCTGAAGCGCGGTGATGCACCGGACGGCACGCAGGTTGCCTTCAGCAAGGCGTCGGTGACTGTCGACACCATGCTGCTGTCGCGTCACTCCATCTGGCAGCTGGACGAAATCTTCACGGACATCGACACCCGTAAGGAAATCGCCATCGAGCAGGGTCAGGAAATTGCTGAGTTCATGGACGCCACCGTGTCCATCGCCGCTGCCCACGCCGCTGCTGCAACGCAGTCCGCGTACACGCAGGGCGGTGCTGCGCCGGAAGGCCACATGGGCGCGACGCAGATCGAACTCGCCGCTGCTGGTGACGAGAATGATCCGGCCAAGCTCTACGCTGCCATCGGCAAGCTGTTCTCCACGATGGAAGAGACCCGCAAGGTCAAGCCCCAGCGTGACGGTGTTGTGCTGATCGTCCGTCCCTCGGTGTTCTACACCCTGCAGGAAGCGGAGCAGATCGTCAACGGTGAGTACCTGACCTCGGACGGCAATCGCCTGACCGGTATCCCGATCTTCAAGGCGTGGGGTGTCCCCGTCCTGTCGAGCGAGAACCTGCCGAACGGCGTGGTCGAGGGTCATCTGCTGTCGAACGACGACAACGGTGACTTCTACGACGGCGACTTCAGCACCCTCGTTGCCGTTGCCATCTCGCCCCGTGCTCTGCTGATCGGCGAAGCACTGCCGCTGCAGTCCTCGGTGTGGTGGAGCGATGCCAGCAAGTGCTGGTTCGTGGACTCGTGGATGTCCTTCGCCGTTGGTCTGGACCGCGTGGAACTCGCGGGCCGCATCGACAAGTTCACCCCGTAATCCAAACTGGCGCACCTCTGAATCCCTAGGGTAACTCAAGTGCGCCTCCCATCATCAGGAGAAATACATGGCAACTGCAACTGCTCTGTACGCCGTCGGCGACCGTCTGGTCGTGACCGCTGCAACGGGTGGCTTCCCGGCTGGTGCGCTCGGCGTTTGCGTCGGGCACTACTGGCAGGGCTTCACCGGCACGGAGGCGTATGTCTACGTGGTCCGCGTGCAGGATGACGTTGACGGCACGTGCGATCTGCACCTGCTCGCCGCTGACGTGACCGTCGCACCGTAACACACTTGGCAGAGGGGCTTAGGCTCCTCTGCTTCTTTCGTTAGGAGAACACCGTGGCTATCGAAATGCTCAACATCGTGAACGCCTGCCTTGCAACCATGGGCGAAACTCCGCTCAACACGTTGGAAGAGGATCACAGTTACAAGGCGGCAGCTGAGGATAAGGTACGCCGCGCACATGACAGCGTGTGCAGTCGCTCCCTATGGTTCAACACCGAATGGGTCGAAGCCGTACCGCAAGCTGACACCAAACAGATTTACCTCCCCGGCGACGTGCAGAAGGTGCAAGCCCGCAGCCGCTGTGGGAACTACCGCATCGTACAGCGCGGACGCCGCCTGTATGACGTGGGACGCAACCGCTACGAGTTTGATCGCAGCGTGGTCATCAAGATTTCCCGCAAGTTGGACTTCGACTTGCTGCCTTACGAGGCACAGCAGTTCATCAACGACGACGCCGTGCTGGCATTCCAGTCGGACTTTGACGGCGACCGCATCAAGTACGACCGGCTCGCTGCTTACCGGCAGCAGTCCCTCTACCTGCTCAACGCAGAAGACATCCGGCAGAAGAAGATCAACCTGCTCGCCCGCGCATCCGTGCAGCGGCTGCAGAACGAGAACTTCAACTACACCGGGCACCCGTGGCATTCCCACGTAACCTTCCCCGGTTAAGGAGGCAACATGGCTAAGGTAGGCGGGACGTATCCCACTATCATTCAAGGTGTGAGCGAGAAGCAGCCGCACCACCGCCTCCCCGGACAGACAGGGGAGCAGATCAACGTACTCTCTGACCCAGTGCACGGCCTCGTGCGTAGGCGTGGCACTCGCTACGCCGGTCGCATCGCGGCCACACTGGACAGCGCCTCGCGCGCTGAGCTGGCAAACATGGACGTGTTCGACTTCGTGATGAACGGGAAGGAATATTCCCTGCTACATCGCCGGTTCGCAAGCACGCTCCCCAAGGCACTGTTCGCATTTCTCTACTGCAAGACGGACGAAGAGTTCATCCCCATCACCTACGAGAACAGCTCGTGGGTTGACACGCTCGTGTCTGGTGGGGTGTCGTCTCTCGCTGCCATCGGGCAGTACGTCTACATCTCCGGCAACGACAACGTGCCGACTGCTGTGCAAGAGAACAAGTGGGACACTCCCGAGAACCAGAGCTGGACCGCTGCGTGGTTCCGAGTCGGCAAGTACGACACGGAGTACAAGGTGAGCCTGATCCGGGAAGACGGAACGAAGATCACCAAGGTCTACAAGACCATGGCCGCGACGTATCCCGAAGTGCTCAACACGAGCGACATTCCGTTCTTCGAGACGGACGGCACCACACCGCGACCTGACTACCAGAAGGATGTCAACGACCGCATTGACGAGTACAACAGTCTCGTGAACGAATGGGTCATCGACGCAGCGGACAACATCACGCCACAGAATATCGCGGAGCAATTCGCGGAGCAGCTGAGCATCGACGGCATCGGCGCTACCTCGTTCGAGAACGGTGGGTTGCTGATTGAAGACGACGAGTTCGTGGACATCGAAGTGTATGACGGTGCGGACAACACCACGGTCTACACGGTAGGCAAGGAAATCACCGACCCCACCCGCGTGACGAAGTACCACTTCCACGGGAAGATCGTGCGCGTGCGCCCGAGCGGTGCAGGCGCGGATGAGGCGTACTACCTTGAGGCCCGATTGGATTCCGGCGCAACTTCGGGGCACGGCGCGGTGTCGTGGTTCGAGGTGGAAGGCGTGTCCGCGCAGATCACGAACATGGTATCGCAGATGATTGTCTATGACGGTCAGGCGTACCTTGCAAGTACCGGCGCTGGTCTGGAAGCTCTCGCTCCTCTGAGTGGTGAGCACCCGGACTACAAGCCCCGTGTCGCAGGCGACGGCATCACGAGTCCGCTCCCTTGGTTCATCGGCAAGCGCATCACCATGCTCGCTGTGTTCCAAGACAGGCTCGTGCTTGGCTCTGACAACTACGTCAACACCTCACGCTCCGGGGACTACCTCAACTTCTTCCGTGGTAGCGTGCTCGGCATTCCCGACAGCGACCCCGTGGAGATGTTTGCCCACGGCTCGGAAGGCGACGTGCTCAAGAGCAGCACGCTCTACAACGGCAACCTCATCATCTTCGGTGTGCGGCAGCAGTACGGTGTAAGTGGCGAGCAGCTGCTCACCCCGCGCTCCCCGTTGATCCGTCCTATCAGTGCGAACCGCGACGCAGTGGATGCTCTGCCCATTACCTCGGGCAACTTCATCTTCTACGCGCAGCACGGTGACAGCGGAACAGGTTTACATCAGCTGCGTGTTGGTGCTCTCAACGGGCAAGTGACCGTATCGGATAGCCTGTCGGATGACTTGGACTCGTGGCTCAATGGTAGGCCCGTGCAGATCGTGGCGATCACTGACCCGAACCTGCTGCTGTTCCGCACCTCGGGACACGCCAGTGACATCTACACGTACCGCTACCTTGACGACCCGAACAACGGGCAGAGGTACATCGGCGCATGGGCCAAGTTCCAATACAACCCGGCGCTTGGTACGATCATCGGTGCATCCAGCTTTCGCAAGAGTGCACTCGTGTTCACTGCCCGCGCAGGGTATGTCGTGTGTGACTTCGCCAGCTTCAGTGCTGACCCGGACTTGCACGGCAACATGGACAGCCGCGTGCCTTTCGCTGATCGTGCAGACATCGACGTGGTGGAAGACGAAGCGGTAGCAGTCCTCGGCGCAAGCAACGAAGGCTACCTGCTCGGCACTCCGATGGAGAAGTACGAGGAGTTCCTTGCGCAGATGCCGGACGCTGAGGCAGACCTAGAGTTCGGTGTGGTGAGTGAGGCGATGGTCATCCCGACCAATCCTTTCCCGCGTGACCAGAACGGACAGGCTGTGCTCGACGGACGCATGGCGCTGAACCGCGTAACGGCAGACGTGAATCGCACTGGTGGCTTCGTGGCAGATGTCTCGACCACGAGCGGTGTGATCCGCACCACGGACTTCGAGGGCCGCATCCTCGGCAGCACGACGAACGTGCTCGGACAACAGCCACTCTACACCGGACAGCTGAGCATTAGCGTCGGGCGCGAAGTGCGTGATTGCTTCTACACCATCCGCTCAAAGGACTGGTTGCCGATGCGAGTCACGGGACTGTCGTGGGCTGGACAGACATTCAACAACGTAAGGAGGGTTAGCTGATGGGTGGTGTAAACACAATCCTGCAGGCCAACAACAAGACCCACGTTGCCCGCGCCGAATGGCGTGCTGCAGTAGCGAACACCGCCAACAAGAATCGCGTCGAGTCTAGCAAGTCGAACCTCGCCAACTTCATGCGGACGTTCGCCAACCAGACCCGCGTCGAGGCCGCGTCTAAGGAGTTCAACTTCCAGATGGATCAGCTGTCGGAGGAAGTGCGCAACGCACAGGGCGCAAGCCTAAACTCCCAGCTGCAGCTCGCCACTGCTCGCGGTGCCTTGTCGGCGCAGGCGGGCATGGTGGGCGTTGGTGGTTCGAGCGTGGACCTGATGGACACGATGGTGCGTCTGCAGGAAGAGATGGACGTGGAGACGAAGGACAACGCAGCCAAGCTGCTCGCATCTCGTGGTGCATCGAAGACTGCGCAGATCATGTCGAACGCCTATGGCAGCATCGACCTGACTCAGACCTTTGGGCAGTACGACTTCCAAGAGTACATCGAACCGCAGCGCATGAAGCGCAGGCTCGGCAAGCTGATCGGCGTTGCAGTAGCGACGTACTTCGGCGGGCCGCAAGCAGGCGAGGCGATGGCAGACTTCGCGGTGGGCACATGGCAAGCAAGCAACGGCGACTTCGATGGTTCTGGTCAGAGCTTCGGTCAGGCTGCATCCGGCGCACTCGCTGCGTACAAGCAGTGGGGCGAACGTGGTGGTCAGGCATGGGGCGCTTCGGTAGCAGAAGGCATGGGCGGAAGGGGCGGTGAGGCTACAGTGAACTGGGGCGCATTTGATCCGGACAGCAGCAAGAATGCCTACGGCACACAGACTTCCGGCTACGGCTGGTTCTAACAGGAGAATAACATGGCAGACCTGAGTTCCGTGCAGTTCAACGCGGGGTCTGCGCCGGGTGGTGGTTCGTTGGGTGCGACTCCCAACGGGCCACAGCTGGGCGTACAGGGTGGCGGTGTGGTTCCCGCAGGGCGTGTCGGTTCTGGTGCAAGCTGGTTCGATGGCGTTGGTGGTATGACCACGGAGTTCGGCGGCAACCTTCCTGAGTTCCTTGAGGAAGCGTTCGCCCCCGCACTCGCAGTCACGAAACAGAAGCGCATGTGGGAAGGTTTCACGGCGGCGCGCTCCGGCATGACCGCCAACGAAATCTCGGAGTCGCAGCCTTGGTACACCAAGCTGTTCGGCCCGACGAACTACGAGTTGGGTGCGCAGACGTTCAACGTGCAGAAGAACGTGGCAGACTTGGAGGCAGACATTCTGCACCGGATGCCCGAGCTGCGCACAATGAATGCCGAACAGATGGCAGACGTGCTTAACACGGCGAGCCAGTCCGCGATGACGGGCAACGGTTACACCGATGCGCTCACGCAGAAGATGCTCATGGATCGTGCCGGTCCCATCATGGACTTGCACACGAAGGAGCGCACCGCGTGGCAGCAGCAGGAGTTGCTGAAGGCACAAGTGGGCGCGGCAGATTCGCAGGGCGATGCACTGCAGGCTGCGAGTGCTGCAGCTGCGGCGCTGGGTGATGCACACCCGGATGCCCCGCAGATTGCAGAGCAGCTGTCGGAAAGCAAGCTGCTGTTCGCTGACGCGATGACACCTTCAGAGCGACAGACCGACGAGAGTCTCCTAGCCCTCAATACGTCTGTGGCTCTGCACCAAGTGCGCAAGGGTAACTTCTATGTGGTGAACACCATGCTGGACGCGGGCCTCATGGGCGCGCTCAAGCAGGAAGATCAGGATGCCCTCTCGCAGCGGCTGCTCGCGGAGCGTGCCCGCTACATCTCGCAGCTTCCGATGGACGACTCGCTCATCCGTGAGCGGTCTGAGTGGACGGCTGAGGCGAGTATGGGCATAACGTCACCGGCGCAGACTCTCGCGCGTGCAAAGGACATCAACCGTCGCTGGCAGGCCCGCACCGGCGACCGCATCGGCCTGATTGCGCTGGACGAAGCGGAAGGCAAGACGACCACCGCACTGTCCGCGTACTACCACGCACAGCAGGCGCAAGAGAACGCTATGCGCGAGGCGAGCGAGAAGGCCAACAGCGAAGCGGAGAAGGAGTTGCTTCGGCAGCAGCGCGTAGACCGTGACATGACCGCTATCAAAGGCGGCAGCGCGGGCTTCAATGTGGGCACGGGTGTGACGGCGAAGGAAGATGCGGAAGCGGGGTTCCTCGCACTCTACAGCACCGATCCCACTCAGGCGATCAAGGCTGCGGTGCGGAACTACGTGCACCCGCTGGCCCCGTTCACGAGCGAGCGACTGAAGGACGCGCTGAAGTCCGGCATCCCGACCGACCCCAACACCGACTGGTCCCCCGCATTTCATCAGGCGTACATGCAGTTCAAGCTGATGGAAGACGAGAAGATCGAGAACAGTGACGGTACGGAAGATACGAACGCAGGGCGTAGTGCGGCGTCGGCGTACTTCGGTGACAAGAACGTGCAACTATTCCGTCAATACGAGACGCAGCTGAAGGCGAGCGGCGCTCAGCCGCAGCAAGCGTATGCTCTCGCACGACGCGCTCTGTCCGAAGACCCGGTGAACTGGGGCAACCTGACGAAAGAGCAGGGCGCTGCGCTGGACAAGACTCTCGAAGGGAGTGGCGCATTCGTTCGCATGTTCACTGGCGAGACGAAGCTGAAGGCTAAGGGTGTGCTGCGTAGCAAAGCGATGGCACAGTTCCAGTCCTTGCAGCGGCAGTACCCTGATCTGAGTGCGGAGGCAGTAGCAAAGATGTCGCTGCAGGCCGCTAAGAACTTGAACACCGACGTTGCAGGGGAATACTCTTGGGACCGCGCAGAGGGGCAACAGCCCATCACTGCTTACGCCAAGGACGTATCACCTGACGTGTACGGTATCGCGCTTCGGGAGCACATTCGTTCTTCTCTCAAGAAGGCGAACGTGCAGCTGGACGATGATGGCCCGATGTTCATTCACAGACAGCAGGATCGTGATGGCTTCCCTGTCCTCGTCATCATGGCGCAGGACGAGAACGGCAACCGTGCTAACCTCACCTACACCAAGGATGAGTTCGATGCTGTGCAACGCGAGGCTCTTGCCATGCGTGCGATTGCAACACCAGAGCAAGTGCAAGACGCGCAACAGCGCGCAGAGAAGGCACGCAAGTCCCTCGGACTTCGCAGGTCCGGTCGAGACTACTAACGGAGAAACCTATGAGCTTTGATACCGAGATTGAAAATGTACTGCGCCGGGAGGGCGGGTACGCGAATGACCCGGACGACCGGGGCGGCAAGACCAACTTCGGCATTAGCTCGAAGGCCAACCCTGACATCGACGTGGAAAACCTGACGCGCGAGCAAGCGGTTGAGATTTACAAGAAGAGGTACTGGGACAAGGCGCAAGTCGAATCCTTCCCCGCGAACATGCAGGCGGCTGTGTTTGACGCAGCCGTCCAGCACGGCCCGGAGACTGCACGCCAGATGGCGAAGCGGTCGGGTGGGGATTTGTCGAAGTTCAACGGGGAGCGCGCGGCGATCTACCGCGACCTCCTCCGCGACCCGTCGCAGCAGAAGTTCAAGAAGGGCTGGGCAAATCGCCTCGCAGAGTTTGGTGCGCAGGTTGCTGTGGGCGGCCATGCTGCCGCAGGCGATGCGTGGGATAGCGCAGCAGTTGCTCGCCCCGTGTCTGCGGACGAAGCATGGAACGGAAGTGCACAACAGGTGCGCGCAGAGACGGATGCTCTGAAGTCTCTCAGTGCGCGCAGCACTCCTAACCCGTTGGGCCGTGCCGCCGTGGATTACATGGCGATGCTCAAGGCTGCGGGCGGTGGTGACACGGCTTCCGTATACGACCACTATCGCGGGCAGGAAGCTGCGGCTGCGGAGCAGCTGGTCAACGCCGGTGCGGCCGTCAAGGGTGGCTCGGGAATCAGTGATGACTTCCTTGAGCAGCAGGCGGCAGAGCAGGAAGCTCTCGACAAGGAGCAGCAGTTCGCTTCGCTGCGCGACCAGTTCAGCTACATCTGGCGCGAGAACTCTGCGACGGGTGCGTTGGTGGATTACTTCGATGCGAAGGAAGACTTCGACTACACTCCTGATCCCGGCCTGAAGTACATCGACCACATGGACGAGTGGGAGAAGGGACGCAACATGGACGAAATCCATGAGCTGCGTAGCATCGGTGTGGGTCGCTTCAATAAGGCTATGATCGAGGACACGCTGCGCAAGCAGGATCGTGACCGTGAGCGCGCTGGTGTGATGCGCGGCGCTGGTGCACTGAAGACGCTGGGCTTGTCCCTCGTGGCCGGTACGGCGGGCGATCCTCTCGGTATGCTCGCGGGCTTCGGAACCTACAAGGGCTTCTCTGCCCTCGGGGCAGGCTCACGCGCCGCGCTGGTCGCAGGCAACACCGGCCGTGCATTCGTGTACGGTGGTGCAGAGGCGGCGGTGGGCAACGTGGCGATCACCGGCGTGATGGATGCGCTGGGTAAGCAGCAGAGCGCAGGCGACTACGTGATGGCTTCGGCCTTTGGCTTCGCCCTCGGCGCTCCGTTCGTTGCACTCGACATCAAGGGCGCGCGCATCGAAGGTGCGAAGGCTGAGTTGAACCGCATTATGAACCTCAATGCCGACGCGGCAGCTGAGCGAGTGATGCACTTCAACGACCTTGCTCGTGACGAGCTGGGTCCGAACGCCAGTGCCGAACAGGTTGCTGCCCGCGCGCAGGAGATGGACCTGTCCGAAGTGCGTGCGCGCATGGAGGTGGTACTGGCTGACCTCCCTGACGAGGACATGCTGATGCCCCGCCCGGAGCGCATGAGCGGCGAAGAGATTGCTGCACGGCACGCTGCTGACGAAGCAGCAGAGGGCGAGAGCGCAGACGCGGCAGCGGGTGACTTCTACCGCAGGCGTGAGGGTGCTAACTCGTGGATGGAAAGCAAGGAGCTTCGCTCTGGTATCGAAGCCGCAGAGCAGAGTGGGCGCGCAAGCGACGTGCTTCGAGCAGTGGCGAACGATACTGGAAGCTCGCCCCCGCTGCGTGCATTGGCTGAGAAGCTTACTGCAATCGCAGATGACACCGGCTTGGCCTACGTGCCAAACTCTAAGCTAAGTGGTCAGTCCGCTACGTGGGCCGGGGCATACTTCCGCGATCAACACCAGATGTCAATCAAGGTGGCGAAGCCGGACTTCATCGTGCACGAAGCCCTGCACGGCGCAACGTCGAACATCATCGCTACTCCGAAGGCGCAACTGTCTCCCGAACTCCGGGCGAAGGTGACGCGCATTGAAGAGGCATTGGAGTCCACGAGACTGCACTACGGCATGACCGGAGATTTCGGCGGCAACAGCTCGCTGAAGCTGATCCTAGATCACAAGCTCGGTCCCCTGTCGAACACGCAGGAGTTCGTTACCTACGCGATGACAGATACCGGGTTCCAGCAGTGGCTCGCCAGCATACCCGCACCGCCGAAGAGTGGTGTAGCGAATGCGTGGGAGTGGTTCAAGACGATGGTGTCTGACCTACTCGGTCTGGACGGAAGCGAACGCACTGCCCTCGATGAAGCTATCGAAGCTAGTGGTGACTTGGTGGATGCTGTCTCGGCGGATACCACGGCGGCTACTCGACTGATTGCCGACGAAGCGGAGCGCACGGTAGCTCGTATGGCTAAGACGCAGGACGCGGCAGCTGCACCTCGCCATCCTACGGCGCGTCCTCCGGGCTCGCTGTTGCGGACTCGTGCACAAGTTGCGGCAATGGCGAAGAAGTACGGCCTCGATGCTGGCATCTCCGATCCAGTGGAACGCGCAGTGGCGGCAGAGATGTACGCACGCGCTGAGCGTATCCTCGCCAAGAATCCGATTGACGAAGCGAAGCTCAAGCCGCTGCTGTCGAAGATCGGTTGGGAGGCGACGAGCACCCGCATGTTGCTAAGCAAGAATCCGCTCATGCGCGCGACGGCTGTCATGCTGATGGAGAACCCGGAAGGTGCGGCAGGGCGTAGGCACAGCGCGGCGCTGACGAAGCACCTGCGTGAGCGTGCGTACCGCGCGGCAGTAGAGCCGGAGTACGAGAGCTTGCTGCAAACTTGGGCTGCGGCTCAGGGCAAGGGTAAGATGCGCGCACTGGTTGACCCCTCCGTGAAACGGCAGTTCGACAAGGAAGTGTCGAGAGAGATGAATGCTCAGTGGATGGGGCAGGGCAAGACGACTGACAACGCGGCAGTGCTGCGCATGACGGAAGTCCTCAACCGGGGCTTCACCATGATGGGCGTCGATCAGCAGCAGGTCAACTCGATTGGCTCAGCCCGCTTGCCTGTGGGCAAGGATGGCTACTACCCTCGTGTCGTCAAGGGCGACTACGTGGTAGCGATGACGAACGAACAGCGGCGCATTGCTGTGTCTGCCCTCAGCAACGAGATGCAAGTGACGGCTGGCTTCGACATGGAGTTCGCTGATAAGCTCGCTATCAAGTATTGGGAGCGCGCGGTAGAGAAGACCACAGGCAGCTGGATGGTGACGCTGGACCTGCGGAGCGCAGACACGGCAGACGTGCTGCGTGATTCACTGCAGGCCATGAACTTCGGAGACGACGAGATTGATCGCTTGCTTGGCAAGTTCAGTCGCGGCGGCGCGAAGCACACCAAGTCCCGAATCGACCTCGACCTCAACGCGGAGCATCAGCTCGAAGACGGATCGACGTTCCGCTTGTCGGATATGTTTGAGACGGATATGCTGTCCCTGTACAAGAACTACGCGAGGCGTGTGTCTGGTGAGGTGTCGGTGACACAGTTCGGCATCATGGGTTCACCCGGCATGAAGGAGCTGCGCAAGGCGATTAGCTCAACGGGCTCTGAGTTCCGCGTGACGGCAGACGAGCTTGACTCGTTCGACCAGTTCGCTTCGGAGATGCTGGGCAATCCGTTTGGCACACGCATCAACGGCGCGGACACAGCGCGCGCTGTCGTATCCGCTGCGTACCTCGGCGGCATGGGCTTCACTCAGCTCGCGGAGTCCACTAACGGGCTGCACGCAGTGGGTGCGGGCGGTGTGCTCAAGAGCATCGTTTCGATGCCCCGCCTCTACAGGGAGGTGCGTGCTATCCAGAGAGGTGAGAACGTAGATGGTATCCTGTCCAGCGTCGAAGTGTTCAATGGCGCAATCGGATCGGACCAGTACCGGCTGCTCGGTCTGCGTGACGTGGGCGACCGTCCGGAAATCTACGGCGCGGATAAGCTCGGCTGGTTCTCGCTCGCCTCGCGTGGTGCGAATCATGCGGTGCGTGTGCTGTCCATGCAGCGTGCTATCGAAGCGGTGCAGGTGCGCGGCATGTCAGAGCAGATCGTCCGCAAGGCGATGCGCTACATCCGCAACGGGCAGGAAGACGCGGCACTATTGGACATGGGTATCACTCCTGAGCTGCGTGCGATCCTCGCGCGGAATATGGATAGGATTGCTCAGTTCCAAGGTGACGAGCTGGTAAGTCTCGACCTGTTCCAGATGGACGATGCTCTTGCTGCTCGTGCATTCGCTGGCGTTGTGGATCGCGGTGCATCGCAGATCATCCAGCGGACGTACATCGGAGAGACGGGTAAGTGGGCACACCATGACCACCTGTTGCTGCTGACGCAGTTCCGTTCGTACCCGCTCGTGGCTACGCAGAAGCAGTGGCGGCGTGTGGCGTTCTCGCAGGGCGCAGCGAAGGCGGCGGGGTACATCCTCGGCGCGCAGAGTATCATCATCCCGATCTACATGGCGCGGATGGCATTGCAGTCTGTGGGCAAGGAAGATGGTTGGCTCGAAGAACGCCTGACCCCGATGGAGATTGGACGTGCATCCGCACGCTATACCTCCGGGTTGGGCCTCACGGGCGACGTGCTCGATGCTGCTGCTCCGGTACTTGGTATCGAGTCGCAGTCCGGCAGGAGCGCCGTCACGGGCACTGTGCCGGTGGTGAGCTACATCAACTCCCTCGGCCGCGCGGCGGCAGAGAAAGACCCCTCGCTGATCTGGCGTGCGCTTCCGGGCAGCAACATCCCCGGCGTGCAGGCGGCGCAGCAGGCGATCTTCTCGGAAGAGTAATGGAAATGGGCCAAGGACGGCCCGCCTTTTAGTACCCTCATAGCAATCCAACAGGAGGCCGTATGGCTAGCTCTGATCCTCAACTGCGGTACGCAACACACACCGAGTTGGCTGACGGCGTGAAGACAGATTTCGAGGTCAACTTCGTCGGTGGTTATATCAACCCCGCGCACGTGCTGTGCGTTAGCGTACTCGTTGACGAAGAGACCGGCCTTGCGACTGACCGCCAGATTCACACTACCGAGATTGTCTCGGCTAGTGGTAACGCCGCCACTGTGCGCGTTGCGCCCGCTGTGGCCGATGGCCGCACGGTAATCATTTTCCGTGACACCACGAAGACTGCCATGCTGGTGCAGTACGTCAACGGCAGCTTGCTGTCGAAGGCGAACTTGGACCTTGCTAACGAGCAGCTGCTCATGCTGATCCAAGAAATGCTGGACGGCTTGAACGAGAACTCCCTTACTGTTAACGATGCAGTTCAGACGGTCATTGACCTTAACGAGCTGATTCGCAACATCTACGAGAGCGTGCTCGAACTGCTGGCTTCGGGCGGCATCGTCTCGGTAACTCCCCGCGTATTCTCCGGCGTCGGCAACGGCGAGGACACAGACTTCCCCATGGTTGGGGCTGACGTGGATGGAGCAGGGTTCTACGATACCTACCTCGACGGGTTCGGCCTTGAGCCTGACCTCGACTACGCGGTGCTGATGGGCGATACGCCTGCCGATACAGTCATCCGCTTCACCGTTCCTCCGGGTGACGGCGCGCGCTGGTTCACTGTGCTGCGGGGCTATGCCAAGCCGTACACCGGGGCGTCTCCGATCACCTCACTGCGCACGAAGATCATCGACGTGGGCACCACGCAATACTTTGTCGGCATCGAGTCTGAGTTCGCTTTGCTGCGGGCTACCAACGAAACCTCGTCCACGTTCTTCGTCAAGGAGATTCCCGAAGCGGGTGATCCTCTTGCCAAGATGTACACGGGCAGCTACTTCAGCATCGTGCAACGCGGCAGCGCGCAGGCGGTGGTGGAGCCGGACTCTGATAACGTGGAGCTGATCGTCCCCGCAGGCTATCTCCCGCGCACACGCGCGCTGAACTCCGTCATCTCGCTCACGTGTGAGTATGGTGACGGCAATCAGTGGATCGTCAGCGGTGATCTAGCGAAGGAGTAACAATCGTGTCTTCAGTATTTCAGCTTTACGGTAGACCGTTGGCAGAAGACACGCCCCTCCCGTCCCTCGGGATTGTAGGGGCACTCTCCTACTACAGTCCCGGCGCGGCCTACGAAGGTAGGCTGCAGATCATCAACCCCATCGGCAAGTGCAAGGTGGAGGTAGTGCAGAGCAGTTTGCCTCCGGGTGCCTACGCCTACGTGGATAACGTAACGAAAGAGGTAGTGCTCAAGTGGCCGGAGTACGTCCCGCCTGACAACAAGACAACGGACATCCCCAACGGGGACTTCGAGCTTGGTGATCAGGACTGGGAACTGCCGGTCGGCATGACCATCGTAGAGAACGAAGTCAACGCGGACCCTGACACTCCAGACTCCCATTGGACTGCGCAGTTCAGGCAGGGACGCCGGGGAGAATACTTCCTCAAGCACAGGCTGCGAGTTCCTGTCAGCACCAACGACAGGATCAACCTCTCTGCCCGCGTGCAGCAAGGCGCATCTTCCAAGGGCAACACTGGTGCGGCAGTTCAGCTGTACTTCACCGACGCTGATGGTAACGAGCTTGCTCCCGTCGAAGGCAGCATGGTCAACAGTGGCAGCAATGGTGAATGGCATACTTCCGAGCTGAGCGCAAGCTCTCCGATCACGGGGACTGTGCAGCTGGGTGCTCGGGTGTACCGCCATAAGCAGAACAAGCGTCTGTGGCTGGACAACTTCGAGTGGGACCATGCGTACTCTGTTGGCACAGACGAGCTTCTAGATTACTCTGTGACTTTCAAGGTGACGGATAGTGCGAACCGTACAGCCTTCTGGTCAGGTGTCGTCCCGTTCGAGTCCTTCTACTACACCTCGCAGCTGATGCCGGTGTTCCAAGACGAGCACGCTGGCTTCGCTGTCAGTGTCGAATCCATGGAGCATACGCTCGCTAACAAGGAAGTAGATGGGCCTGATGAGACTGCCCTCTACGGCATGACCCTAGTAGGGTTCGAGATGAAGGCGCAACCGCGCATGACCTCTACGGAGGACGCAGGGTATGCGGTAACGCTCACGGACTTCACTCACTCAAGCCCGATCCAGCGTTCTGAAGAAGCGGCGGGCTACGCCGTTACTGTCGTCGGATTCGATCACCGAAAGGAACCGCACGGCTTCAGGACTGAGGATGCCGGATACTCAATCACAATCACAGGATTCGTCCATGAATAGATTTAACATCGCAGTGCGTGGCGAGTTCGATGTCTACACGCAGAAGATGGCACGAGGCGCTAACGGTATCGAATATCCCGTTGGGGAAAAGAGACTTCGTTGCTCCGGTAAAAACCTCATCACGAACACTGGCATGGACGCACTGGCTTCACAGGCAGGCAGCCTCACCGGCTGGGGTCGCTTCCTCGCTGTTGGCACTGGCAACACGCCGCCCGCCAATACGGATACGGCGCTAGTGGCACAGGTTGCTGTGAATGATGGTGCTTCCAGCACCGGCCAGAACAACTCGTGGGACGGGCTGGACATGGTATCCACCCGGATATTCACGTTTGCCACCGGCGTTGCTGCAGGCACGCTAGCTGAGCTTGGTCTGAGGAACTCCTCAAGCGATCCTCTCTTGACCCGCGCTCTGTTCACGGACAGCGAAGGCGCTCCTACCACGGTTACCGTGCTGTCCGACGAACAGCTGGTGGTTATGTACCGGCTCGTGTGGACCATCTCTACAGTAGACTCCGTGCTCGTCACCACGACCGGCACCGGGACTCCAGTAGAGTACACCGTAACTGCTCGTCCTGCATCACTGGGCGAGGGCTCGGTGCCCGCAATGGGCCTCGGCATCAAGGCAGGCAACGCTAAGTATTACCACGGCGTTTCTTCAGCTATTGGGGCTGTTACTGGGGTGCCCACCGGTACCATGGTGAATACCAACACCATGGCCACGTCCGTTGCATCCTACATACCGGGGTCTTACTACCTTGAGAACACGGCGACTATCCCGCTCACTATGGCGAATGATGTTGCTATCGGTGCCTTGTTGTTTGAAGGCTTCCCGTGCTTCGTGCAAGTTGGTATCTCCCCGCGAATCACCAAGACTGCGGACGAGACTATCCGAATCAAGCTCCGCTTCTCGTGGAGTCGTGGCTAATGAACCCCGTCCTCTCCCTCGTGCCCGCCCCTAACAGGTGGGCCGAGAGAGTGAACTCTCCGTCGAACGATCTGATCGACTACGAGAACGGCGGTCCTGTACTGAACAACTCAGAATCCAGCTCCAATGATTTCGAGTGGCGTTGCTACTACGAAGATGGTGTTGTGTTGATTGACCGCGAGGGGGTTGAACCCTTCGCGTTCTTCAGCGCACCTGACATCACCCTCGTGTCTCTCGCCTTCGATCAAGCCATGCAGCCGCATGTCGCTTACGTTGAAGCAGGAGTTGCAAAGTTCCGGTACTGGGATACGCTGGCAGGCGCATACGCCACGCTCACTCTCTCCGATGCGCGTGATCCCCGGTGCTGCTCTGACGAGAAGCACATCGAACTCTCCACTAACCGCGACTTGATCCTGACGTACCTCCGCAGCTCGACACTTTACGTGCGCCTGCAGAGGGACCGTTACTCCGTCGAGTACGCGAAGGTGGCGAACGAAGATCACGAACCGATTACCACAAGCACACGTCTGCTGCAGTTCGGCCGGAACACCGGCTCTCGTCTGCAGTGGCACTTTGTCCCATAGGAGAAACCATGGCAGGGTACTATCAGGGCGGCGTAGGTGGCATGGGCCAGTACGTGCCCATCACTCGTTACTCCTCCTCCGGTGTCCCTGTCAAGGGAGAGGCCGGTAGCGTTGGCCCACAGGGGCCGGAAGGCCCCCAAGGTCCAGCAGGACCACCGGGTGCGGACGGAACTCTGGCGCTTACTCAGACGATAAACAACGGCGACACTACGCACGCGGCGAGCGGGGACGCGGTGTTCGATGCGCTCGCGCTCAAAATCAACAAGCTGCCCACGGCAGTGACAGACCACAACGTGGTGCTTGGCAATGACACCCTGCCGTTTTCGGCGGATAGCGCCGCAGCGAACGCCCCGGCAGCGGTAAACACGGCTGGCATCTTTGTGCCCGGCGCAGGAGCTGGCGCCGGCATGGAGATTGTGGCGCGAACCACGTCTGGAACGCCGCAGTTCTACATCCGGTCTTTTGGATCAGGCTCTCCAAGCGCGTGGGCCGAGATCACGCACTCGCTCAATTTCAACCCGGCGCTGAAGGCTGACGACAGCGCTGTCCTGCATAAGACGGGAGACGAAACAGCAACTGGAATAAAGTCGCTCACTAGCGGCATTCGCTCAGCAGTTCCAGCCGACTACTGGACGAGCGCGACGGGCGTGTATTTCGGCACCGAGGGATACTTCGGAACGAACGGCAGCTTCGCCATGTCGTTCCGATCGAACGGCTATCGAAACAACACGACAACATGGACGTCGCTCGCTCGCGGCGGCCTTTCCGGCGCATCTGGAATCGACTTGCGCCCGCAAGGCACGGTACGAATCGGCGCCGACATAGCTGCTCCATCGGGCTTTGACATCACGTGGAGATGGGAGGTTTCTCCATCGGAGTTGAGACCCTTTGTCGACAACGCCTACTCGCTTGGAAACGCGAGCTTGAGGCCGAGCATTATCTGGGCAGCCAGCGGCACCATCAGCACATCCGATGCGCGCGAGAAGACCGCCGTTCTGCCGCTATCACCGGCTGAGCTTGCCGCCTCCGCAGACCTGTCCCGCGCGATTGGCACGTATCAGTGGCTGGCAAGCATCGCCGAGAAGGGCGCCGAGAACGCACGCCACCATGTTGGCATGACGGTGCAGCGCGCCATCGAAATCATGGCCGCCCACGGGCTTGATCCGTTCCGCTACGGGTTCATCTGCTACGATTCATGGGACGAGTTGCCGGAGATTGTCGAGGAATGGCCGGAGGAGATTGACGAGGACGGAAACGTCACACGCGAGGCCGGACGTGGAGTTGTGCAGGAGTACCGGCCTGCCGGTGATCGCTACAGTCTACGACCAGATCAACTATGCCTCTTTCTGGCACGAGGGTTTGACGCCCGCCTGAAGGCGCTGGAGAACAAATAACATGCAGGAGAACCTAATGAACAGCGCGCCCTCGGCCGCGACGGAGTTCGCTCGCAACATGCCGCTGACTGGTGGTGCGTTGTACTTGAGCTTCGTAAGTCAGTACGGTGTGGCAATCGTGACCACACTGTCGATCATCTACGCCGTGTTTCAATTCGCCTTGCGCTATCAAGAGCACAAGGCCATCATGTCCCGCAACGGAGTGTAGCATGAGCGAATACAACACCGCAAGCGAGAGTACCCTCGGCGATCTGCACGTCATCGTTGCAGGTGCGCTGAAGACTCGCATCCAGAATGAGGAGATTTGCACCGCTGCCGACATCAACGCAGCGATCAAGTTCCTCAAGGACAACAACATCACCGCATCGCGTGAGGCCAACCGCCATCTGCAGGAACTGCAGGAGGAGTTGGAGAAGACTACCAGCAACGGCATCACAATTGCTGACGAGAAGGAGCTTCAGGCTGCTCTCGACAACGTGATGCAGTTCCCCGGAGGTATCCGTGCGTGAATCAACCAGTGACGCGGCGCTACGCCTAGAGAAGCTCCGGCTTCTGCAGGGACACTACCGGCACTTCGCCGTGTTCTTGCGAGATGCAATGCGTCTGCTGGGGTTCACTCCCACGTGGATGCAGTACGACATAGCGAACTACATGCAGTTCGGTCCCACGATGCAGATGACGCAAGCCCAGCGTGGCGAAGCGAAGTCTACCATCGCGGCGATCTTCGCTGTGTTCTGCCTGCTGCACGATCCACAGCACCGCGTGCTCATCATCTCCGCAGGTTCGACACAGGCCAACGAGATTGCAACGCTGATTCAGCGTATCATCCTCACGTGGGACGTGCTGAGCTGCTTGCGGCCGGACAAGAATGCAGGGGACCGTACCTCGGTCGAAGCGTTCGACATCCACTACAGCCTCAAGGGCATCGACAAGTCCCCGAGCGTAGCGTGTATCGGCATCACGGGCAACCTGCCCGGTAAGCGAGCAGACTTGCTCATCGCTGATGACGTGGAATCCCCGAAGAACAGCCGCACGGCTGCGAACCGGGAGCTTCTGCTCGACCAGACCCTTGAGTTCTCTGCGATCTGCACCGGCAGGCCCGGCGTTCCGGGTCGCATCCTCTACCTCGGCACGCCTCAGACCTCGGACAGCATCTACAACACGCTGCCCGGCCGTGGGTTCGACGTGCGTATCTGGCCGGGACGCTACCCTACCCTCGCACAGCGCGAGCACTACGGGCCGCACCTTGCGCCTGCCATCGTGAACAGACTCGAAGCTGACCCGTCCCTCGCCTTTGGTGGTGGACCGCTCGGTGACGAGGGGCAACCGACTGACCCTGAGCTGTTCGATGAAGAGAAGCTGCAAGCCAAGCTGCGCGACAGAGGCCCGTCCTCGTTCCAGCTGAACTACATGCTCAACACGCGCTTGATGGATTCCCAACGCTTCCCGCTGAAGACTGAGCATATCATCTTCATGCCGGGTGCTGCGTCGGATCGCTTCCCGCTGACCGTTACTCGCGGCATGACGAGCGCGCACTCGCGCACCCTGTCGTCCTCGGGCCTCGGCTTTGCGATGATGCAGGCACATGACGTGAGCGATGCTACTGCTCCGCTCCAAGGTATCCACATGCAGGTTGACCCTGCGGGTGGTGGTGCCAACGGAGACGAGACTGCGTTCGCTGTCACGGGCTTCTTGAACAGCACGGTGTACGTGCTCGCTATCGGCGGCTTCCCCGGAGGCTACGATGGTGACTCCCTGCGTGGCCTCGCGGCTATCGCAGAGCGGTTCAAGCCCAACGTGATGGACATCGAGAAGAACATGGGGCACGGTGCATTCGCCAAGGTCTTCCTGCCGATCCTGAAGGAGAAGTGGAAGGGTACCCTGCGCGAAGAGTTCGTGACTGGGCAGAAGGAAGTGCGGATCATCGGTACATTAGAACCGGTTATGGCACGTGGCTCTCTGGTGTTCCTTGAATCCGCCGTTGAGATGGACGACGAGTACACCGAACGCTACAAGAGCACGGGTTCGCGCTCCATCTACAGTGTGTTCCATCAGATCAACAAGGTAACACGGCATCGCAAGTGTCTCGCTCACGACGACAGGCTCGACGCCCTCGAAGGAAGCGTGCGCCACTGGGTTAAGCAGCTCTCCCTCGACCAATCCAAGGTCATCGAGAAGCAGGCAGAGCAGGATTTCCGTAACTGGACCAAAGACCCCCTCGGTATCCTAGCTGCAACTCAGTTCCGGCCGTTCGGTAAGAGGCGCACTAGCCTCATCAACAGGAGAATGTAATGCGTAAGAGCGATTTCAAGAACGATCCGACCATCTTCGGCCGGTCGAACTACCTGATCCGCGAGATGCTTGCTCTGGTCGAGCACGCGGAGATGCACCCGCAGACTGCAGCGCAGCTGTCCGCTCTGTGGTCCGGCTACAACACGCAGGTTTCTGCGGCCCTGACGGCTGCTGAGGCGCGCACCGAGATGTCCGGTCCCGGTGGCGGTCCTCTGCCTGAGGAAGAGGGAGTCTGATGAACGTTCCGCAGTCGCAAGACACCGGCAACCGGGGACTATACGGCCTGATCGGCGGTATCCTCGTGGGTATCTCTGCTACGCTGCTGACCTTCACCGCAGGACACGAAGGGGTACGCTACAATGCGTACCTCGACACCGGCAAGGTGCCCACCATCTGCTACGGCCACACGGCTGGGGTGGTGATGGGCATGTCTGCCACGAAACAGCAGTGCGAGAAGTGGCTTGTGCAGGATTTGCAGATCGCTCAGAAGGGCGTCCGCAAACATCTCAAGGTTCCCGTCCCTCGCACTCAGCTGGATGCCTACACGGACTTCGTGTTCAACGTGGGTGAGGGCGCATTCGCCCGTAGCACTATGCTCAAGAAAGCAAACAGGGGTGATCGCAAGGGTAGCTGCATGGAGTTCCTGCGCTGGGTGTATGTCGGCAAGCTAGACTGCCGCCTGTCCAGTTCTCGCTGCTCTGGTATCCCCAAGCGTAGGGACGCAGAGTTTGGACTCTGTATGCGCCCGTCTTCCGAGGTAATCGACCCATGGACCCCGTAACAAACGTCGCAATGGCTTGGAGTTCACGCCTGATTGGTGGCCTCCTCGTCACGATCCTGTTCCTCTGCACGATCCTGTTCGGATACGGGCAGTACCGTAAGGCCCAACGCCTCGAACTCGCCCAAAAGGGTACGTCCGCAGCCGTTGTCGCCACCAAGGTCAAGGCACAGGGTGTTGCAACCTACATCAAAGAGAAGAGGGAAGTAGATGTTCGCACAGATGAAGTTCTTGACTCAGCCCCGGAGTACAGTGATGGCTCTGTTCCTGCTGATGTCGCTGACCTCCTGCGTGACAATGGCAGTGCCCGATGATTCCCTCCTAGCTGATTGCAAGATCACCTATTTGGGCGGTGCTAAGGGCACCCCGACCACGCAGCGAGCAATCGTGAAGCTTGCGCAAGACCGCCGCATGGACACCGTGCTGTGCAACACTGACAAGAAGGCGCTCCGTGAGTGGAAGCGCGAGCTTTGCAGTGGCTTGAAGACAAGGTGCACCGATTCGTAATGGTTAGCACTAGGAGGCTCCCGCATAGTTGGGCCAAATTTTGGTTCGCAATCGTGCGGGGGTCACTCCAATGCAAGCAGCCGCGCGTGCCCCCGTGCGGGGGTGCGTGGGCGGGCGCAGGCGCGCGGGTTCCCTGACGCGGGCGTGGGCGCAACGTGCGTGCGCGTGACGGGCGCGGAACCTTGACGCGCGGGAGTGGGTGCGGGTGGGCGCGGCAAGGCACCACGGGCGTGCTGCGCGGTCATACTCAGATCGGGGCGGAGGTGTGCTGGTCAGGTAGTACACTAGGGCAGTACAGGCGAAGATGGTCGGATTTGTTCAGCTTGGGTTCAGGATGCGGGGAGTAGGCTGTGTCACATGGTCAGGACGGCCACGGAATCACCCAAGGGACGCAACGTATCGCGCCCTGTTGACATCCTAGGGATGGGCTGGTAGGGTAGGACCGGGATTGGAGCGTGCCGCGCTGAGGCGCACGTGTGGCCGATCTGTATCATTCGCATCCGCCTATCTATCGGCGCGGGGCGATAGGCTCAAGCTATCGGGACGATGGGTGTGGTAGTGTACCAGCACACCCTTTCAGTACCCTCATAGCTAGCACGTCGATTCAAGGACTTGCAAGAGTGGCATATCAGTCTTTAGCCCATAGCTATCCGGGTGTTGACAGTAAGCCCTGAGTCTAGTATGCTTCACTCCAGCTACCTCGCTGCGCTCGCAGTAGGAAGCTAGCACTAGCTAACGGTTCCCTAGTCTGTAGCATGGACGCTACTCAAGAGACTAGATAGGAAGATGGGAACCTAGTCTGTAGTCTTACCTAACGGCGACTATTGACAAGCGGGATTGGATAGTGTAAGCTAGCGGCAAGTCTAGTGTTGAATGGGAAGCTCTAGCAGCTATAAGCTAGCGGTGAGCCCTGAGATGCACTAGGATGCAACAAGGTCAAGCGGCAAGGGTCAAGCGGCAAGGGTCACTTGACAGCAGGCAAGAGATACGGTAAGCTAGCGGTAAGTGTAGTGTGAGTTCTAGTGTAGTTGGTGCTTGACAACAGGCAACGGGTACGGTAGGATTCACTCCAAGCTTCAACGACCGAGACGAGACAAGTCGCTAAACTAGAGAGGCGAAGCCAGCCGGTACGGAAAGGCGCGGGAAGGGTTTAATAAACCTTGAAGTGACAGCGGCGTAGGAATGGCCGTGACGAATCGGGAGGTACCAGCCTATAAGCCTAGCGGGAGCTAGAGTGGACTAGGAAGCTCCGAGGTAGTCGATACGTTTCAACCCCGAAACCGGAAGGTTCCATTATGGGGTCGCTAGCTAAACGCTAGCCTGTTATCACTCGCCGTGAAAGTCGGCCACGATAACAGAAGATGCTTGTAGTGAGCATTACGTCCGACGTTGCCTTATGGCACTAGCAGCAGTGGCGCTGCTAGAACATGAAAGCTTCCGTTTGGGAAGACATGGCGACAACAAGGCACACTCTTTAACGGTTAGGCGCAAATGGCAGCGCGAGCCGTTAGAGACATAACCCAACAGGTTAGAAGTGTGCCGGGAGGAATCTGCCTCCCGGCCATGATAGCTTGCGGTAGGGTGCTAGGGTAAGGGATCGTCGAATACGGGCAGTCGAGCCGTGACGATAACGGCTGATCCTTCTCTCTACATCCACAATTGGGCGCATGGCGTGGATTCCATCGCGGCCCTAGCATCCTTCCGCAAGCTTTCAACATGCAGATGACAATTCCGTCATCTGTAATTTTCGCTCGGAGCCTGCAATGCAGATGAAGAATGACAACCTGAGGCGTCGCCTTTCCCGGTTCTCTCGGTCCTACGTGACTCTGGACCTCCGCGATCCCTTCGATACCCGGAAGGCACGTGCTGCCCGGTATGCCCGGAAGTACAAGACGGAAGGGCGCAAGGCGGTGTTCTCGTGATCCGCCGCGTGTTCGTGTCCAAGTACCTGAACATCTACCGCTATGCCGATAGCGTGTGGACGCTCCGCTGGATCACCGGGGCTTGGCGCAAGCGGCTGGAAATCAACGTGGGCCGATACTCCGTCGCGATAGGCTAGAACCCATGACCTAACGCCTTGCAGCGATGCAGGGCGTTAGTGCGTGCGACTGGCACGATTGCAACCGAGAATGCCAACAATGAACATCATCACCGACAAGTCCAAGCTCAAGAGCGAAATCAAGTCCATCGGGTCGGCGCGTGCCAAGCTCGTGGATCGCATCCAGAACGCCGCGCTCTCCGTGGCGAACCACGCCCACCTGCACGGTGACATCACGCTCATCAATTCGCTGGCCGAAGCCGTGGGCAACGGCATGAAGGCCACCGCGCTGAAGCTGTGGCTGCTGGACTACGCCCCGGTCACGTGGAACGCCGAAGACAAGGCGTTCACGTACTCCAAGGTCAAGCGTGTCGAAGGCGACGAACTCGAAGCCACGCTGAAGAAGGGTGCCAGCAAGCCGTGGCACGACTACAAGACCGAGAAGACGGTCGAGCAATTCACGGACGTGTTCGCCCAGCTCAAGGCGATCTTGCGCAAGGTCGAGAAGTCCCCGGCGAAGGAAGGGCAGGAAGCCTACGTGGAAGCCGTGCGCAAGCTGGTCGAGGCGGCGTGACATGGAAGTCAAGACCGAAGAGCGCATCATCAAGCCCGCTGTCGCTGCCGTCACGGAGCGCCGCGTCCTGCTCGATCTGAGCGAAGAGGAAGCCCGTGTGCTCCGTGCCCTGTGGGGCGGAAGCGGCGGAGAGGACGCGCTCAACCTCGGCTTCCTGTCAAGGCTGAACCGGCTGTTCCCCAAAGACTGCACGCTGAGTCCGGAGACGACCGTGCGCGGTATCAAGCGCGTCTCCATCGAGTATCACTGACATGGACGACCTGACCCTGAAGATCGTCCGCGATGCTCCGCAACTCCGGATCAAGCAGTGTGAGCCGGGCCGCATATACAGGCTGGGCGCAACAGGCGGCCTGTACCTGTGCGTGTACCACGACTCTGTCCTGTCGGCTGAGAAGCGTATGCTCTCGCTCAGCCGTAACTCGTCCATGTGCCCGTATTCCCCGAGCGAAGAGGACGAGTTCGAGTACGTGGGCAAGCTGGAACTGTTTGCATAGGACGCAAGCTGCTGCACCTTCGCAAGAGGGTGCAGTGTCGTGCGACTGGCACGCTACAGAGGTACAGTCAATGAACAATCTCCCATCGCCGCAAGAACTTGCGCTCAAGTGGCGTCCCGGTATGTCGCCGCGTGAATATGCGCAGGCCAAGTCGGCGCGCGCTGAGATGTTGCGCAATCTCTCCGGGCGCATCGCCCACCAACCCGCAGCCCGCAAGTCGTGGGCCGAGCGCATGACTGCCCGCACGGGCAAGGAGTTCCACTGATGAACGCAGTACAGGTGCTCGAAGGGGCGATTGCCCTGCTCGACAAGTCCGAGAAGTGGGCGCAGGGTGAGTTCGGATTGCTCGGGGGGCACTCCGCTCCCCTGTCGGACGCCACGTGCTTCTGTGTGCTGGGTGCAATGTCCAAGGCACAGGGGCTCAGTGGCTGGACCATCAACCCCGCTGGCCTCTACTACGTGGAAGAAGCTGTGAAGAGCATGTTCCCCGAGCGTGTCAACTTCGCGGGCAAGCCCACCGTCCCGGCCTTCAACGACCACCCGGACACGACCTACGATGACGTGATCGACGTGCTCAACACGGCGCTCGATGCTGCGAAGGCTGATCTGCCTGCGCCAGTCACCGCCGCAGGGTACAAGCCCGTGCATGGTGGCTATCCGGGCTGCGTGTAACAGGCAAGTGATCTGCCGCTGCGCCTTCACACGAGGGTGCAGCATCGGAACCACTGCAACAAGGAGCAGTAATGAACAACATCCAGCCGGGTATCCCGGTGCTAGTGCTTGCTACCCATGCAGGTGCGCGTCGATACGCCGACCGCAATCTCCCGCTCATGCTCAAGGATGGGGTGAAGGCAGACACGTACGACATGGACGTGCGGCCACGCCGTATCCTCTATGACGTGCGTCCCGCTGTGCTGCACGAGGACTACTGCCCGGCCACCTACGTCGAGCGGTTCCAATGCTAGGCCCACTGCGAGAGGTGCGGCTGGGCTACCGGGTGGACGTGACGTACATCCAAGAGAGTCGCTTCGTGCCTGTCGGTGCGACCGCTCGATTCCACTACGGACAGGACAAGGATGCCGCTAACGCTGCGGTATCCGCTGAAACCAAGCGTGGTAATTGCGCCACGCTCACAGAGGAGGAGTTGTGATGAAGAAGTTTTACATCGTGGCCTCGTTCAAGAACGGGCTGCTGTGTGGTGTGTACTCTCCGGGCACGGACTATCCATTCCCGCTCGGCGAAGAGGCCACACAGGAACAGCAGGATGCAGCAGACGCGCTGCTCGCCACCATCGAGAACGATACGGACCACGCCCCGGTTCGTGAGAACACGCTGCGTGTGTTCAATCGGAAGTCAGCCCGCAATGCCGTTGCTGTTCTCGGTAATCAGTGGTGGGACTGGCGTGTGCTTGAAGTCGGCGACGCCACGCCCCGTGATGTGCGGCCCGTGTTGGGCTGGCGTATCTGGAACGTACGGGGTGCGCCGATGGTGTCCACTTTCAATCTTGAAGGATACGGTGCGACCATCCGCTCACCTAACGGGATGGATATGTACCACGACGGCGACGCCGGGCTGCTGTTCCCCACCCGGAAAGCTGCGCGCGCTGTCGTGGCCAAGTTCGTTGCCGATCAGAGCAATGGCTGGAAGAAGGAAGACTTCGCGGTTCGTCCTGCGTACACCGCATGGCGTGCGACGCCGCTCTCGATGCCAAAAGGAATGGAGGGTGGCTGCTCGTTCCGAACCAAGGCGGATGCCGAGTCGTGGCTCCCCGAGTTCGGAGACTGCCGGGTGCACCTGAGCGAGAAGGAACTTCCGGACACGGAGTATTACCACCATGCTCGGTAATCTCTGGCGCTACCTCTTCGGCCCACGATGGTGGGCCGTGGAGTATGCCCCGGATGACGTGGAATACTTCGAGCAGCTGACCACCAGCAGAACGTGTGTCGCTGGTGCGCACAAGTTCGGTGGGTGTTGGCGCACCGGTGTGTTCCGACGCAAGCGTGATGCTGCTGCGTTCGCTGCGCATGTTGCATACATGTACGCTGACGAGTGGCCGCTCATCCCGACCATCGTCATCCGCCTCAGCCCATCCGACTCACGAGTAGAAGACGCAACCATCTAGGAGAAGACATGAGCATTCTCGATAGCATGAAAGGTGCCATCAAGGGCACGTCCAAGTGGCTGCGCGGTCTGACCAAGGCTGCGCCTCCCGTGAAGGAAGGCAAAGCACCCAAGCAGGTGCGCTACATCCACGTGAGCAAGCCGATCAGCGAGAGCGTGGCACTCGCCACGGCGTTGGGCAACCCGCGCCTTGCAGCCACGCTGCTGCGCCGTGAGAAGGGCGTGACCCGCACCACGGCAGGCGGCACGATCAAGCGCGAGGCGGATAAGCTGGCCGCACAGTTGGGTCTGCCGAACAAGCTGCGCCGTCGCATCCGCAGCAGCATGAAGCGCAAGCTCGCGGAGCTGCAAGCAGGCAACGCATGAGTAGTGTGCTACCGTACCAGCTCACCGTTACAGTACCCTCACACCTGATGAGTAAGGCCGAAGTGGATTCCGCTATCGGTCTGCTTACTCGTCAGCATGGTGGTGTTACCATCGTCGGGGGTCGCGGCATGTGGGCGGATGACGATGGGGAGTTCGTCGTGGAACCTGTGCAAGTTCTCACGTGGTGGTCTGTCACTGAACCGGACCCCACAAACCTCTGCATCATGCTTCTCAGGGCAGGCGAGAAGGCTGTGCTCTATGAGCGGGGACCTTATGGTGCTCGCATCGTGACCCGGGACGATTACCCGGGCTACTTCTCCTAATCGAATCTCTGGCTCCGGAGTAATGGGCAACCTCTCTTTCACTACAAGGATACAGACACATGAGCAACGAGAACACCGGCGACAACACCGAGAAGAAGCCGCGCGTGGTCAAGCACCGCGACGAGAAGATCAAGGACTTGCAGGTTGACATCGAAGAACTGCAGGCCAAGATCGCCAAGAAGAACGAGCTGCTCGCCGCGCTGCAGAACGAAGCCGAGAACGAATCCGCCATCGCCAAGCTGCAGGATGGTGACGCCATCAGCTACGAGTTCGGCCGTGCTGCGACCCGGCGCATTCGTTCCGGTGTGGTGCGTGCCGTTGCCGAGAATGACAAGGGCATCGTGCAGATCAAGGTCGAGACGGGCGAGGGCTTCGAGTCCGAGTTCAACATCATCGACGCGAGCAACGTGCTGCTTACCGCCGAACAGGTGGAAGCTGCGCAGGCCCGCATCGACACCGCCAATGCTGAGGCTGCCGCGAAGGCTGCTGCTGAGGCCAACGCAAAGAAGGAGTAATCGTCATGCGAATGTACGACTACATGCACCAAGGGCTTGTCGATGGCAACACTGCCACGCCGGGCCGCACTTACACCGTGCTGCGCACCAAGCAGAAGCTCGACGGCAACGTCGATGGGTGGATGGCGACGAAGGCAACGGACAAGGCGAGCAAGTCCCGCATGTTCGTCCGTGAAGGCGGGAGCGTGGCCTACTTCGGCCGCGACGACGTGCTGCGATGAGCGCCTCTCGTCATACCTATGTTGTAGTGCTGGTCAAGAACGGCGTGGAAGGTTGCGGGAACGGCGCAAAGATTCTGTGCCTGTTCCGGGATGCCTGCTCCCGGTGCACCTGGTCGAAGAAGAACGCCGAAGCAGAGCGTAAGCACCTTGCCGCGATGTACCCCGAAGCGCGGTACGAGGTGCTGCAGCTGCGGTAAACTAGCGAGGTAACGATGAGCAGCGAACGACTGGAAGACCACGAGTGGCTACCGATAGCGCAGACCCTACCAACTGGAGGGCGCACACGAGTAGCACACGAGTGTGGGGAAGGGAGTCCGTTGCTCATCACTCGTGAGCAAGGCAAGTTCACCGCGTATTGTTTCCGATGCGGAGGCACAGGGTTTCATGCGGAGCAGGAGAGCCTAACGGAAAAGCTGGAACGCATACAACTTGAGCAGCAAGCGGAGGAGCGTGTTCGGTATAGCGTAGAGCTACCCGAACCTCGCGCCTATGACACTCGTCAGTGGCCGCTAGCTGACAAGGTATGGTTCTTCAAGCAAGGCTTCTCTCTCTCGATGATGGACGAGTTAGGTCTGTACTGGTGCCCCGACTTGGGGCGGGTGGTACTACCCATCACGAGGGACGACCACGTTGTGTACTGGCAAGCCCGCTCGCAGAAGCGAGCACCGAAATGGATGACGCCGCACATACCCAAGCACGGGCTGACTGCGCGTTACGGAGTAGGGAAGGGCGACCTAATCGTGTTGACAGAGGATGCTCTGTCCGCGTACAAAGTAGGGCTGGTCACTGAAGCGTGGTCGCTGCTTGGGACGAAGCTGCATCCCAAGGTTCTCGATGAGCTAGCGAGAAGCGGCAAGCGTGTGGCGACATGGCTTGACGACGACAGAGGTAGACGCAACGGAAGTAACCCCGGACAAAAAGCCGCTGCGCAGATTGGTGCGCGCCTTCGTGCGTTTGGGATAGAGCACCACAACATCACGAGTGATCGTGATCCGAAATATTACAACGCCGACGACATCAGGAGAATGCTATGCACTGCTACGAGTGCGACAGAGAAACGAAGTGGTTAGCGCCCGATTCACGGTGTGGAGATTGCACTCGCTGCACTCCGGAGGAAGTAACCGGTGAGGTGATGGATGAGTCTTGACATCACACTGCTGCGCCTGTGCACCGAGCGCAGCAAGTTCGACCGGCTGGTCCCCAACGTGCCCGGTGATGGCCTCGACGAGAGTACCATCGCCGTCCTGTCTGCGTTGCGCGCATACTACACCGAGTTCCCCGAGACGAAGCAGCTGCCACTCGACATCTTCAAGGGATGGGCTAACGAGTTCAAGTTTAAGGGGATGGCAGACGACAAGCGCAGCTTGGTCAACCTGTTCATCGACCGCATGAAAGAGCCGGTGCCTAAGGAAGCAGAGCATGGCATGATCGAGCGCCTGCTCTCTCTTGAGTACGCCACGACTGTGCTCACCCGCATCCTCAAGTGGAACGAGGGCGCGGAGTTCGACCTACTCGACAGCATCAGTATGCTGAGCGAAGACATCACGATGCGGATGGATCGCAAGGCCAAGCTGCCGCTCGTGCATGAGTCACCCGAAGACCTGATGAAGATGGACGAGGATCAGACGGGCATCACCTTCCGCCTGTCCGCACTGCGCAACAGCTTCAGGCCGATGCGTGGCGGGGACTTCGGCATCTACGCCATGCGTCCCGACGCAGGCAAGACCACGTTCCTATCCAGCGAGAGCAGCTTCTGGTTGCCGCAGCTGGATGCTGTGTGGCCGGGGGAGAATCGCACCGGTGTGTGGCTCAACAACGAGGGGCCGGGACGCCGCATCAAGCAGCGATGGTATCAGTCCGCACTTGGTGCAACGATCCCTGAGATGGTGGAGTGGGCGAAGGACAAGTCCCTGTCTCGCCGCATCCAAGACAAGCTCGACGGCATGGGTCTGGATCGCATGTTGTTCTACGACATCCACGACTTCAGCTCTGGCGAGGTAGAGGGCATCATCAAGCAGGTTAACCCCGGCTTCGTGATCTTCGACATGATCGACAACATCCGATTCAATGGTCTGCTGTCCAATGGCGGGCAGCGCACGGATCAGATTCTCGAAGAGATGTATAAGACGGCGCGCAACTGGTCCGTCAAGTACGACTTCATCGGATGGGCTACGTCGCAGATCAGCGGCGATGGCGATGGCCTGCAGTACCCCACACAGACCATGCTCAAGGACAGCAAGACAGGCAAGCAAGGTGCGTGCGACTTCATCGTCATGGGTGGCAAGCTCAATGACCCTGCGATGGAATCGTTCCGCTACATGGGTGCGCCTAAGAACAAGCTGCATCGTCCGGGTGGTAAGAAAGACCCGCGCGCTGAGGTGATGTTCGATGCTGAGCGCGCACGATTCAACGACCCGGAGGAATAACCAATGTACTTCTTCTACACGTTCAAGTATCTCGCGTTCGGTTCTGTGCGGCTGCAACCCACCGGCAAGGCGGTGCTGTTCCGCCGTACGGGCACGGCACAGAGTGTGGTGTTCTTCAGCCGCTTCTACCTACGCATCGGAGCAATCTAATGATTCACGCAGACATGGTGTGGTTCTCGAACAGGGAACCCCGAGGCGAGCCGCCGCCGTCATGGCTAGGCGTGGTGCTGTGCATCGTGATTGCCGCGTTGCTGCTCGGAGGCCACTGACATGAGCTATCTCTCATTCGACTTGGAGACGACGATCAAGGCCGCGCTCAAGCGCAAGGCATCACCCTTCTACAACCTCAACCGCATCGTCGCAGTGGGGTATCGTCGCAAGGGTGACGGCAAGAACACCGGCACGTACTACCCGACGATCAGCAACATCGACAACGTGTACGAGGGCGGCGCACCCGATGGGTGGTTCGCTGCACTGCTCGATAGCACGAGCATCATCGCGGGATTCAACATCAAGTTCGACGTGCTCCATGCCATCTGCCAAGGCCCGAAGAATCGCGCGGCATGGATCGCCTTCATCGACAGGGGCGGCATGGTGTGGGACTCGCAGCTTGGTGAGTACCTGCTGCATGGCATGACGCAAGAGTTCCACATGGCTGCGATGGATGAGGTAGCGCCACGATACGGCGGCAACCTCAAGGACGATGCAGTCAAGAGTCTGTGGGATGCAGGCGTGGACACGTGCGACATCGACAAGACGTTGCTCATGGACTACCTGCTGGGCACCAACAACACCGACGACCTCGGTGACATCGGCAATACCGAGAAGATGTTTCTCGGGCAGGTTGCTGCGTTCCGCGCGAGAGGTGGACTGAACTCCGCGATGCTCAACATGGGCGCATTGTGCTTCACCATCGAGGCGGAATACAACGGCATGTTCGTTGACAAGCCGTGGGCATTGGAGCACGCAGCCAAGCTGGAGCAGCAACTCGCCGAAGCAACGGAGGAATTGTACCAGTACATCCCCACCGATCTGCCGTTCACCTTCAAGTGGACGAGCCGCTTTCACAAGAGCGCGCTCATCTTCGGCGGGAGCATCAAGTACGTGGCGAAGGAACCAATCCTCAACGACGAGGGTGGGTTCACCTACGTGCAGAAGGATGAAGTCCATGCTGTGATGACGGACGGCGGTACTGTCCCGATGGACAAGCTGGACGAGTACCTGCGTACCGAGAACACGATTGTCATGCCGGTCATCATCGGCAGCGGCAAGAACAAGGGTGACATCAAGACCAAGAAGGTCAAGGTGGATGACGTGAGCAAGGGTCCGAAGACCCGCAACGTCGAACACTACTACGTGTTCCCCGGCTACACCACGGGCGACAGCAAGTGGGAGAGCAAGTCCGATCCGGGCGTGTACTCCACTGCAGCAGAGGTGATCGAGGAGCTGGGCTCCCGCGACATCCCGTTCCTGAAGTCCCTCGCTCGACGTGCCGACATCCATAAGGACTTGAGCACGTACTTCATCACGACAGACGAGAAGACTGGCGAGCAGAAGGGTATGCTCACCCTCGTCGGGCCGGACGGTATCATCCACCACAAGCTCAACATGAACACCACGGTCACCGGCCGTTTGTCATCGAGCGATCCCAACTTGCAGAACGTTAGCAAGGGTACGTTCGATGAAGAGACAGGTGTGATGGATGGGTCGCAGATCAAGCGAGCGTTCATCAGCCGCTACCGTGCAGGCGGGAAGATCATTCAGTCGGACTTCACCTCGCTGGAAATCTACGTGCAGGCCATCCTTACCATGTGCCGCCAGCTTATCGAAGACCTGCGGCAAGGTCTGGACATGCACGTACTACGTGCTGAGCAGGCGTGGGGCAAGGAGGAAGGCAAGGACTACATCTACATCCTCGCAGCAGCGAAGGATGAGAAGCATCCCGAACACAAGAAGTGGAAGAAGAAGCGCAACAACGCCAAGGTGTTCTCGTTCCAGCGTGCATACGGTGCAGGCATCAAGAAGATTGCAGCCACCACCGGCATGAGCGAAGAGGAAGTCGAGGCACTGGTGCTCGCTGAGGCGGCACGCTATCCAGAACTGGACAGCTACATCGCCACCATCACTGACACCATCAAGGCGAATCGCAAGCCTACCAACCGCTTCGTTGACCACCCGGAAATCCGAGGCTTGGTCTGCCAGCTTGGGCGCTCGCACTTCACCACGCCGGACGGAAAGCTCTACTCGTTCAGCGAATCACCCTCTCCGCGTTTCATTGCAGAGAAGCCGGTGAGCAAGGGCGGCACTGCGCAGTCCTTCTCACCAACGGAAATCAAGAACTACCCCGTGCAGGGGACAGGCGGTGAGTGGGCGAAGGCGTCTATGTACTTGGCGCTGCGTGCATTCTACCGCTACAACAACTTCGATGGCATGGCGTTGCTGGTCAATCAGGTGCACGATGCTGTGTATGCTGACGCCCACGACGATGTGGCACTGAAGGCTGCTGCGCTCCTACATGCTTGCATGTTGGAAGCGAGCACGTACATGGAGTGGTGGTTTAACTGGCCGCTCCCGTTGGGCGTACCATGCGAAACCAAAATGGGCAACAACATGATGGAGGAGCACGACCCGCCCGAAGGATTCATCGAACTCAGCAAGGACTACCGAGCGTTCGTCCGCAAGGAGTTCTGCAACAATCACACCCCGTCATTCGAGAAGGAAGCAGCATGAACATCAATGACCTCATCAAGAAAGTACAGACCAAGGGCGCGGATCAGTCCGTTGCCACGACCGGTGGTGGGGACTACACCCCGCCAACTGCAGGCGTTACCGGCGCGCGCCTCGTCGGCTACTACGAAGTAGGCCAGCACGCTGGTGAGTATCAGGGCAAGCCCAAGGTGAACAACACCGTCAAGCTCGTGTACGAACTGATCGGCAGCAAGCACCCGCCACGCGAGACTGACGGCGGCGAGAAGATTCCCGTGCGCCTCACGCTCACGCTGAATCTCTCGACCAACGAGAAGGCGGGCTACTACAAAATCTTCTCGCGTCTCCGTGATGAAGACACGAAGCACATGGTGCAGCTGCTCGGCAAGCCCGTCATGCTGACCGTGGTGCACAAGGAGCGGGGCGAGGGCCAGAACAAGCGCGTCTACGCCAACATCGACAAGGACAGCATCAAGAAGCCCATCATCCAGCAGCTCGACCCCGAGACGCAGGACGTGGTGGAGGTGCCGTTCAATGTCGGCCCGGCCCTGAGCGAACTCAAGGCGTTCGTGTGGGACTTCGCCGATGCGGAGATGTGGGACAGCATCTTCATCGAAGGCATGTGGGAGGAGCGCAAGGACGACAAGGGTGTCGTTACTTCTCCGGCTCGCAGCAAGAACGTGCTGCAGGAAGAAATCTCCCGCGCCCTGAACTTCAAGGCACTGCCGTGCTACGAGTACGCCGCGAAGAAGATCACCAAGGACGACAGCGCGGCGCTCGACGAGAGCATCGGCGATGTCGAAACTCCCGAGAAGATCGACGCGAATCCGACGCAGGGTTCCCCCGACCCGCTGCCCGGTATCGACTGATGGACCTCGCAGCACTGCAGCAGAAAGCTGCGGCAGCTGCACCGATGCCGTTCACCGAAGTACGCCAACAGAACAAGTACGTCACCGCCCATGTGGACGGGGACTACATGGCGTACTTCGCTGCGGGTAGTGATGAATGTTCGGCAGGTGAGGCAAGGCGCAACGTCTTGTCTCGCCTGTCCAGTCTGCGCAGCATCAGCGGAGCAGCGAACGTCATCATGCACCTCACACACGGCGCGTCTACCAAGGGCGACAGGTTCTTGGTGGCGCAGGCGCAGCCGTACCAAGGCCAACGCAACGCAGGGCGCAAGCCCCGCAACTGGGAGTTCCTCCGGGACTGGATGGAGAACTACGAAGGGCCGGAGTACATGACGAAGATTTGGCGGACACGTGAGGCCGATGACGGCATGGCTCATGTGTGTCACCAGATCGCAGCGCAGAAGAAACTCTTGCACGTGGTGCATACCGCCGACAAGGACATGCGAATGTTCTGCGGAGTGCACGTGTCGTGGAAGGACTTGCTTATCACGGAGGTTCCTCTTGGAACATACGACATCATCGGAACAGACGGCAAGCTGTACGGACACAAATGGTTCTGGCACCAGATGCTTACTGGAGATGCTGCAGACCATATCCCCGGACTGCGCGGAGTCGGTGAGAAGTTTGCTGATGCCGCTCTGGCTGGAACTTGCTGCAACGCAGAAGCCGCAGCCGTTGTACGCGGTGTCTACTCCGAACGGGTTGGTTCCGGATGGGAGGATTACTTCGTGGAGCAGGCCGTGCTTCTGTGGATGCGGACGGATCGACACGCTACCCTTCGGAACTTCCTCACCCTAGGGGTCTTCGGCTCCAACATCGAAGCCGCAGTGATGCGCTTGGAGAACAGGGTGCGCAACGAACGCGCTGCGCTTGCGGAGCTTCGCAAGTGAGGCGGCTCAAGACTACGGAGGTGACGAATGTTCGCCGTCTCATGCTTGAGGCACAGGCGGCGCGGTGCTCGCTTTGCGGTACACCGTGCACGGCGCAGCAGGCGGTGCTCGATCACGACCACGCTACAGGTGCAGTGCGTGGTGTTCTGCATCGCGGCTGCAATTCTCTGCTTGGCAAGCTGGAGAACAACGCAGCCCGGTACGGTGTCCGCGACATCGGCACCTTCACAAACGGTGTGGCCGCATACCTGCGAGCACACATGACCAATACAACAGGACTCATTCATCCAACCCACAAGACGGACGAAGAGAAGCGACTGCTCCGCAACAAAAGGGCACGCATCAAACGAGCCAAAACAAAGGAGCAAGTATGCGAGTGACAGACAACATCGGGGAGTTCATGGCAGCGATGCCGAAGGACGGCCCCCGCATCGTGACGCTGGACGTGGAGACGAGCTTGATGCTCGGGTACTTCTTCGGTACGTTCAAGCAGAACATCTCGCTCGACGCGATCAAGCAGGACTGGAACCTGTTGTCGTTCTCCGGCAAGTGGCTGGGATCGGACGCCATCATCTACGATGACCTCCGCGAGCAGCGCAACCCGACCAACGACCGACGACTGTGCAACAAGCTGCACCGCATCCTGCGTCATGCAGACGTGGTAGTGGCGCACAACGGTAAGCGGTTCGACATGCGGAAGATCAGGGCGCGTATGGCGCACAACAGGATGAAGCCCATCCCGAACGTCCGCGTCATCGACACGCTCACCGAGAGCCGCAAGCAGTTCGGCTTCACCTCGCAGAAGTTGATCTACCTATCCGAGAAGTTCGGGCCGGAAGGCGAGCGCAAGAATGAGCATGGTGAGTTCCCCGGCATCAAGCTGTGGATCGCCTGTGCACAGGGCAACCCCGCTGCGTGGAAGGAGATGAAGCGGTACAACATCCCGGACGTTACCTCGCTCGAAGGTGTGTATCTCGAACTGCGCGGTTGGTTCCAAGGCGCGCAAAACCTTGCGGTGTTCCTCAAGCCTGTGCTCGTGGAAGATGGCAAGACCATCTGCCCGAACTGCACCGGCCATGCGAAACGCGAACCCGGCAAGTACGTGCATACGCAGGTCAGCATCTTCCAGCGTTACCACTGCGACGACTGCGGTGGCTACAGCCGTGGGCGTACACAGGTCCGGTCCCGCGAGGATCGCTCCCATATCCTGATGAACTGAGGAGACAACATGGAACTAGAAGTCGGCGGTGTCACCACCGCAAAACGAACTCTTGTCTTTAACCTCCCACCAAAGCCGCTGCTCCCACACGACAGCGACGAGCGCAAGGAGATTCCGCTGCACTCAGTGCTGTTCGGATACTTCGGCTCTGCGATGGTCGCACTGGCGAAGCACTCCTTCGACAGCAACGAGAAGCACAACCCCGGCGAGGAACTCCACTGGTCACGAGCCAAGAGCGACGACCATGCGGACGCTGCGATGCGTCACCTCGCAGAAGGTGATTACGTCGGCCTGCTGTGGCGCGCTGCTGCACTGTGTCAGCTTGACTTGGAGAGCAAGGGGCATCCCGTTGCTCCGCTGGCACGCTGATGGCACAGTCCCGCAGACGATCAGTGAAGGAGGCGTGCACCAACATCCTGATCGGCTACACCTTCAACTACTGCGGTAACATCGCGCTGCTCCCTCTGCTTTGGGACAGCGCGCACCCGCTGTGGTCTGCACACAAAATCGGAATTGCATTCACACTCATCAGCTTCGTGCGGCAGTTCATCATCCGACGCTGGTTCAACAAGGGAGACTGATACATGCGCAACAAGAAGCTCGCAGAGAAGTTGCTCAGCTCGTACAACTCGCAGGTTGCGTGGGCGGGCACCGACGAGGGCCACGCCCTGCAGTCCAGCATCAACTTCGTGTTCTCGACGCGCACCGACGAGGAGCGCGCGAACCTGTACTCCATGCTCATGGAAGGCTGGAAGGAATACCAAGCCGGGATCAGCCGCAAGCTGTTCGTGGCGAACGCGATCACCAAGTGGAACCACAGCATCGTGTACGACAACCCAGCGCGCGTGGTCCCGTATCCGGAGAGCAGCGATGGCGAATGACTACATCGTCCACAAGGCAGTGGAACTCAAGAACGTGAAGAAGAAGCTCGTGCCCTCGGAGCGCGAGCTGACCCACAACTACCTGTGCCAGCCCAAGTATGACGGCTGCAATATGGTGGCGAAGAAGTACACCCAAGCGCAGCAGGGCGACATCATCGAAGGGCAGGTTGCACTGCGCAGCCGCACCGATGAGCCCGTGCGCAGTGCCGGTCACATCGAGAGCGCCATCGCACTCGCCCCGTTCATGCCTCTCGGCGTGTACCTCGGGGAATACTGGCATCCCTTCCTGCCGCAGAATGAAATCTCCGGCAAGTTCAGGGACACGAAGCAGCAGCACGAGGAACCATTCTTCGTGGTGTTCGACTACCTCACGCACGAGGAGTTCGACAACGGGTACTCCCCGCTCAGCTACACGGAGCGTGTGGCTCGCATCCCGCCGCTGTTCTTCCGCATCGAAGAGTTCAAGTCCCCGGTGTTCCCTGCCGAATCGCAAGGCTACCTCGTGGATCAGGAACTCACCCCGATGGAGGCAGCGCGCACATTGTCGGAAGCTGGTAACTATGACGGCATCATCCTGCGCAAGCCGGACGGTACGTGGACTCGTGGGCGCGGCACTGACGGAGAGGTCATCAAGATCAAGCCGACCCTTACGCTGGACTTGCGAGTGCTGCGCCAGAACAGTGCAGTCGGAGAGAAGACTGGCCGCGATGTCTACACCATCGTCGTGCAGTTGCCGGACGGCAAGGAGCAGGAGGTGGGCAGCGGTATCCCGCACACCCTCGCCGCCGTGCCGCACGCCGGGGACATCGTGGAGATTGAAGCGATGAGCTACAGCAAGAACGGTCTGCTGCGCGAGCCGCGCTTCAAGGGCATTCGACATGACAAGACGGAACCTGACGCATGACCGTCATCGCATACGACCACAAGCGCAAGACGATTAGCGTGGACTCCGCACAATCCAGCAGCGACGTGCGCTGCGGGCGGGTGACGAAGTACGTGCATCTGCCTGACAGCGGTATGGCCTTCGGGTGCGGAGACTGGACAAGCATCAAGAGGATTTTCGCAGACCTCCAACAGTCCGAGACTCCCGCCTATGAAGCCTTCGAGAACTGCACGATCATTCTCGTTCGCGGTGGTAGAGTGTGGGAGATGGATGGTTCACCCACGAGGGAAGAGGTGAAGAAGTCGTGGGCGTGGGGAACGGGGCGAGAGTTCGCACTTGGCGCTCTGTACTGCGATGCGACTTCCGAAGCTGCTGCACAGATCGCAGCGAAATTCAACATCTACTGTGGTGGACCCATCAGCACATTCAAGACGAGGTAACATGAACAAAACACAGGTAGAACTGGAGCTTGAGGCGTACTCATTCGGCAAGGAACGGATGCAGCGCGCTATGGATCGCAACGAAGAGAAGGGTGGTGCCTACAACAACCCGTATGCTCAGGCGATCTATCGTCGCTTCGTTCTGCCTCTGGCGCAGGCAGTGCGTATGGACTTGGACAAGCCGCGCATCGGCAGAGCGCAAGCTCACGTGCCGCTGCTGCGAGGCATGGACACAGAGGCAGTTGCCTTCGTTGCCGTGCGTGGTGTGCTTGGGTCGCTGCTCTCCGACAAGCAGGGAGAGGGCGGTCGTGCGGTGGTGGCAGCGGTAGGCCGCTCCGTCTACCACGAGCACTTGCTATGCGAGTTTGCGGATGCCGAACCCACGCTGTTCTACCACATGCTGAACGACCTCGACCGTCGCCTCTCTGTCAACGAGCAACACCGCATGACGGTACTCAAGATGCAGGGCAGGAAGAACGGAGTGGAGTTTACAGAGTGGGCACAGAGCAGCGTGGTGCAGGTAGGTAGCTACCTCGTGGATCAGCTGGCGTTGCTCGGCATGGTCAACGTGTCCATGCAGCAGAAGACGGAGATTCGCGGTGGCCGCAAGGTCAACAACACCGAGACGCACATCGTTCTCGCGGATGATGTTCAAGCGTTGATCCACCAGATCAGCGACTTCATCGTGGAGACTACCCCGTACTATGAGCCGTGTGTCGAGCAGCCGAAGGATTGGGTTGCGATTGATGACGGCGGATTCCACACAAAGGAGATGCGTAGGCTGTCCCCTTGGATGGTGCAGGCATATCCCGGTGCACGTGACGAGTACCGCGCCGCCGACCTCACGAACGAGATGGCCGCAGTCAATGCGCTGCAGCGTGTGAAGTGGCGTATAAACAGGAAGATGCTCGATGCGGTAACAAACATCGGGCAGCACTTCGACATGGAAGAAATCATCTCGCAGGCAGAGTTGCCGAAGCCGGTCAAGCCGATCTGGCTCACGAAAGAAATGACGAAGGAGATGATGGACGATGCCCAGCTTCGAGAGTTCAAGGGGTGGAAGCGCGAGGTGGCTGAATGGCACACCGTCGAAAGAGTGCGAGGCACTAAAAGCAATCGCTTCTACAACGCTGTCCGGGTTGCCCGCAAGTTCCGAGATTACGACGAACTCTACTTTGTGTATTTCGTGGACTTTCGAGGGCGCAAGTACGTCAAGACGACTGGCGTATCTCCACAAGGCAGCGACCTACAGAAATCGCTACTTGAGTTTGCTAGTGGCAAACCTCTGCACACACGTGGAGCAAGAGACTGGTTCTGTATCGCAGGTGCTAATCGCTATGGGTATGACAAAGCCTCGTTGCAGGATCGTGTCAAGTGGGTGGCAGAGCACCATGACCTTATCATGGCCTTTGCGTCCGACCCCGTGGCGAACATGGATTGGAAGGAAGCAGATAAGCCGTTGCAGTTCCTAGCGTGGTGCATGGAGTACGCGGACTGGCAAGTCTTCGGTGACAAGTTCCTCTCGCGCATCGCAGTAGGAATGGATGGCTCGTGCAACGGGCTGCAGAACTTCAGCGCCATGCTGCGTGACGAGCAGGGCGGGCGTGCGACGAACCTGATCCCGAGCAAGCTCCCGCATGACATCTATCAGATGGTGGCCGACAGGCTCACCGCGATCCTCCAAGCGGAGGCAGAGGATGATGATGGGTTCCGCTCGCTGTGGCTGGACCACGGCCTCACACGCTCACTGGTGAAGCGTCCGGTGATGACCCTGCCCTACGGCTCCCGGCCGGGATCGTGGAAGGACTTTATCGTGGACGATTACCTGAAGGCCGGGTACTGGCCGGAGCTGGACAAGGACCGCCACGAGAAGGCCGCAGCGTACCTCAGCCGACGCCTTGCCGGAGCCATTGCCGATGTAGTGGTCAAGGCACGGGAGGCGATGGAGTGGCTGCAGAAGGGCTCCACGCTCATCTTGAAGAACGGCTACGACCGCATCCAGTGGATCACGCCCTCGGGCTTCCCGGTGACGCAGGTGTACTGGGAACAGGAGGAGCACCGGATCAACACCAAGCTCTGTGGCAATGCCAAGCTGCGTATCCGCAAGGATGACGACGAACCGAAGAAGTCCCGGCACCGCAACGGCATCGCCCCGAACTTCGTGCACTCCCTCGACGCGAGCCACCTGACCCTGACCACCCTCGCCGCCAAGGCCGCAGGCATCGACGCCTTCGCCATGATCCACGACGACTATGGCACCCACGCCGCTGACGCGGACACCCTGTACCGGATCATCCGGGAGGTGTTCGTGAGCATGTACGAGAAGCATGACGTGCTCTCGGAGTTCCATTCGGCCTACGCCATGCTCCCGGAGCCGCCCAGCATGGGCACACTCGACCTGTCACAAGTGCTTGACTCCCCATACTTTTTCTCGTAAGGGAGTTTCGGTACCCTCATAGATACCGAGCGCCACCAGCTAGCCGCCAGCAATTCGGATTGCCGTGGTGGCGTTTCGGTACCCTCATAGCAAGGAGTAGTCAATGACCGAAGTAGTCAAGACGATCCATCGCCTCAGCCCCGAAACGCTAGCCGCCGTGCGGCAGCAGGCTGGTGGGCAAATCTCGCTGAACCACAACACCACGCCGACACAGGCAGGTTTTCAACTTGGAGTGCAGCATGTCCTCAACATCCTGCAGCAAGGTTTCACCACGACGAGTTCGTCTCCCGTGCGAGAGTGACAGAGAGCTGATTACCGTAGCCTTAGCGGCTGCGGTATATCGGTCTTTAGCCTCTACTGTAAGCTATCTGTGTACTGACCAGAAGTATGTAGTAGATAACATACTAGATCATACCTACACCTCTGTAGTGTTAGATGATAGCTACCTACTGATATACAATGTAGGTTCCCCTTGGTACTCCACTAGCTCAGTGTTAGTAGAAGAGATGGTTCTAAGATTACAACCCGGCTCTCACTTCTCTGTGGTTACAGATTACCTTGACGACCTCGCAGAGCACTACGACTGCGATCTAATCCTTGTAGGTGGAGCACTGTCCCGATCATCTCGGGCAATCACTAGGCTTTACCAGCGGCAGGGATTTACCGTCGAGGGTGTGCCACAACTTTCCAAACGAAGGAGATAGCCTATGGGCAGTATCATTGGCGGGGGCAGTGCCAAGAAGGCAGCGCAGAAACAAGCTGATGCGCTGGACCGGCAAACCCTAGCCAACACGAAGAATGCCAACTACCAAGTCGAAGCGATGGCGGACATGATGGCTCAGGCCCAAGCTGCGAAAGTGGCAGCGGCATACGCTGAGCGCCTGCTCTCCAAACCCATCGACTCAGTGAATGTCACGCTCGGTACTTCCGACCTTGACGTACAGACAGACAACCTGTTAGGGCGGCGGCGCACCACGCGGCAGTCCTACCAAGCCCCCGTTACTCCCACGGCACAGTCGAGAATCACTCGACAGCCACTCAGCATTCTGTGAGGCAGGACATGACAGACCTACCGATCACGACTGCTCGGGAGCAGTTCGACAAGTTCGACAACAAGCGGAACGGAATCCTCCGGCGTTGCGAGAAGTACGCACGGTGGACAATCCCCAAGCTGTTCCCCGACTCGAACCGGGATCAAGACACACAATCGCTGGCGCAGGACTATCAATCCCTCGGCGCGCAGGCAACGAACCATCTAGCCAACCGGCTGATGATGTCGCTGTTCCAACCCTCCCGCTCGTTCTTCCGGCTTGAGCTTACGCGCAAGGCTGTGAGGGAGATGGAGAAGAAGGGGCAGAAGCCCAACGCGATTCGAGAGTTGCAGACTGCGTTCTCCCTTGCGGAGACACAGGCCAGTCTCGAACTGGACAAGCGATCCATCCGATCCAAGCTGTACGATCTGCTGAAGATGCTCATCGTCTTGGGCAACGCGCTGCTCGTATTCGAGAAGGATACCATGCGCGTGCTCAGCCTCCGCAACTACGTTGTCAAGCGTAGGAAGGACGGGAAGATGTGCGAGCTTATCATCCGAGAGAAGGTCCACAAGGATCAGCTCAAGGCTGCAGTCATTCCGCTGGTGCAGGGTAACGCTGCGTTCAAGCCTGACGCTGACGGCTACGTGTTTCAGTACACGTGGGTTCAGCTCAAGGAAAACGAGAAGTACGAATCGACTTCGTGGGTGGATGACATCAAGCTCCCCGCGCAGTTCTCATCCTCGTACTCCGACAAGAAGCTCCCGTACCACGCAGTGACGTGGGACTTGGCTTCGGGCGACGACTATGGCACCGGGCTGGTCGAAGACTTTGAGGGCGACTTCCAAGCTCTGTCGATGCTGTCCCGCGCTACCGTGCACGCTGCGATCCTCGCGTCCGAGTTCCGCTGGCTGGTTAATCCCGGCGGCACGACTTCGGTCGAAGACTTCAACGAGAGCGAGAACGGCGAAGCATTGCCGGGCGCACAGGGCGACATCGAACTGATCCAGTCCGGCGTCGAGAACAACCTGCAGACCAACCTCGCCATCCAGAAGATGTACATCGAACGCATCGGCTCCGGCTTCATGCTGCTCAGCACCACAGTGCGAGATAGCGAGCGGACCACTGCTTACGAAGTGCAGAAGAACGCAGAGGAACTCGAAGGTGGGCTCGGCGGCGCGTACTCGCGCATTGCCGTAGACGTACAGATTCCTGTCGCGTACTGGACGATGGAGTTGATCGACAAGTCCATCATCGGCAGTGACGTGGAACCCGTCATCATCACCGGCCTCGCCGCGCTCTCCCGCATGGGCGACCGTGACAGGTTGCTGATGTTCGGCAACAATCTCGCAAGCATCCTCCAGCTGCAGCCGCAGATTCTCGAACGGCTCAAGCTCTCCGCATGGATCGCTGACCTCGCCTCGGCTGAAGGTCTTGATC